ATTTAAAAGGAACGGATACTATTCTTGGAAAGCCTTATACTCCAAGCTCAAATACCGTTACACCGCCAGTTACAAAAACTATGATGGATGCTAATGCTATCCTAGGAATTAAATAATGGCTGAAGAAATCATTAAAGAAGAACATCCTGCGGAAAAATATGCCGCTTGGATTGTTCAAAATGCTGATAAAAAAGGTACGCCTGAATTCAATACGGTAGCTGCTGCTTACCAAGATGCTTTAAAATTGGGTGCAGAGCCTAAGGCAAGCGTAGAAGTAAGTTCGCCTGAAGGTAATCCTGTTTTGGTTAATTCTCAAATGGCTGAAACTGGTGGTGGCGCTGTTACAGGTCGCCCTGTACAAAATGCCCAATTAAATATATTGCCAAAACCTCGCCCATTAGAGTCTGCTTTAGCTGGAGCCACCAAATCTTTTATTGACCCTGCTGTGGCAATGGCACAAATGCTAACTCAAGGCAAACATGGGACTAGCGATTTAGCCAAAAGATTGGGCGAAGAAGCAGATGTTTATTATCAAGAAAATCCAGTAGCTTACGGTACTGGCAGAATAGCTGGTGCTATTGCCCCTGCTGCTGCAACCACCAAAGCGATTGGTATGATTCCTTCTTTTGCCAAACTTAGCCCTTATGTTCAAGGCGCTGGATATGGTGCTGTTGCTGGAGCTTTAAGTCCTGAAGAAACAGGAAAAACAGGTCAAGAATTATTAGGCCAAGAATTAAAGCAAGTTGGTGGTGGCGCTATTTTGGGCGCACCTTCACCATTAATAGGTAAGGCTGCTGATGTTGTTTATCATGCTGGAAAATCACTTGTAGAACCATTTTATAAAATGGGTCGCAACGAAATTATTGGTCGTGCTTTGCGTCAATTTGCTGGTGGCGATGCAGAAAAAGCCATTGAAAACTTGCGTAGTTATGAAAATTTAGTGCCTGGTTCTGCGCCAACAGTAGGTGAAGTTGCTGGCGTACCAAGTCTTGCCGCAGCGCAAAGGGCTGTTGCTAACGCATCTCCTGAAGCAACTAATGCTTTAGCTGGTCGTCAATTAGAAAATACTCAAGCCAGAACTAATGCCCTTGAAAGCATAGCTACACCAACTAGAGTAGCCAAATATCAAGATTTGCGTAGTCGTGTTTCTGATGAACTGTATTCAGATGCATTAAAACCATTGGATTTGGGCGAATTAACCCCAGAAATGACTACTCAAATTAAAGGATTAATCAAAACTCCTGCAATTAAGCGTGCTATGGGTCAAGCCCAAGAAAACGCTGCTAATAGAGGTATTGATATTACTGACCCTGCTGGTTCTATGAGAGGTTTGCATGAAACCAAAATGGCTTTGGATGATGAAATTGCAAGAGTTAAAGCATTGGCAGAGAAAAATGGCGGTTCAAGTAGTGCTGAATTAAACAGCTTGCAAACCGCTAAATCTCGTCTATTGAATTTTATGGAAAATGTCAGCCCAGAATATAAAGTGGCTAGACAAAACTATGAGCGCTTATCTAAGCCTGTAGAACAATTAGAAGCTATTTCCAATCTTGCCAATAAATCTACAAGCAATAAAGATTCTGCAATTTATCTCAATAGATTTTCAAATGAGTTAGAAAAAGCAAAAAACGAAGGAATTTTGTCGCCAAGACAGATTCAGCGTTTAGAAGCCATCAAAGAAGATTTGTTGCGTACAGATTATTTGAATAACTCTGGGCGTGGTGTAGGTTCTGATACCGTTCAAAAACTAGCTTATAACAATATGCTAAATCAGTTAAACTTACCAAATCTGCTTAGAAGGCGTGGTTTTGCCGAAACAATCGGCAATATAGCAGCAAGAGCAAGTGATGTGGCTTATGGTGGTGCTAATAAACAGCTTACCAATGAACTAGCACAGACGCTATTAGACCCAAGAAAAGCTGCTGCCATGATGAAATTGGCTGGAAAAGAAGGTCAGGCATCTCATTTAACGCCAGAACAAGCGAATATTGCAAGATTGCTATTAATTAAAGGCGCAGAAAATTTGCCACAGGAGAATAAATAATGAGTCGTAACGGTAGCGGTACATATTCACTTCCAGCAGGAAATCCTGTAGTCACAGGCACAACTATTAGTTCTACATGGGCTAATACGACTCTTTCTGACATTGCAAGCGCTTTAACAGGGTCTATTGCATCAGATGGTCAGACCCCTATGGCTGGCCCACTTAACATGAATAACAACGAAATTACCAATCTGCCAGTCGGTACTGTGCAAGGTAATGCTGTTGAATTCTTCCAGTTTTCCACCCCTACTTTTAGCGGTAATGTAACTTGTGGTTCTACTGGCTATATTCAGATTCCTAATGGAACTACTGCCCAAAGACCTTCAGCCCCTTCAAATGGTGAAATTCGCTATAACACCACTACCAACGCCTATGAAGGGTTTAAAGGCGGTATTGCTGGCGCTGGAATCTCAACCATTACTTATTCCACCACTACAGCTACTTTGACGACTACAGGAGTTCATGGTTTAGCCACAGGTGCAGTAGTAACGGTTTCTGGGGCTAGTCCAAGCGCCTATAACGGCACTTTTACCATCACAGTAACCTCTACGACTACATTTACCTATACGATGGCGACCAATCCTGGCGCAAATGCCAGCACAGTAGGTTCTTATACTTATGGCGCATGGAGTACATTAGGCGGTGGCGCAACAGGAAGCGGTACAGACCAGATTTTTAACCTAAATGGACAAACAATTACCAATTCATATACCATTCCAAGCGGTTATAATGCAAATACAACAGGAACGGTAACAATTAATGGTGGCGTTGTTGTCACAGTATCAACTGGCTCACGCTGGGTAATCGTTTAAGGATAAATTATGGCTGGCACAATCGTAGCGTCAACAATTAACACCGATACAGGCTTATTTAGCACTAATAATGCTTACAGCGGTATTGCTAAAGCATGGGTAAACTTTGCTGGTGCAACAGGAACAGTAAATGGCTCTTTTAATGTTAGTTCTGTAACAAGAGCAAGCACAGGAACATATACTGTAAATTTAACAACCGCTATGCCAAATGCAAATTATGCGATTACTTTTGGGTGCATTGTTGGTGGTGCTGGTCGTGGATGCTATTCATCTGCCGCACCAACTACTACAACTTTTGATGTTTATGCTACAACTTCAGGTGGTGTAGTAGACCCTACCCAAGTGTGGGCAACAGTATTTAGTTCATAAGGATAAATCATGGCAGGAACAATCTACCTAGTCACCAACAATCTGAACGGCAAGCAATATGTCGGTCAGACTATTGTTGCTGGCAATAAGGTAGGTCATGGTTATATGGTTACGGCTGCATATAAGAAGTATGGTAAAGAAAACTTTACCTACGAAACCATTTGTAGTGATTTAGACAATAAAGCTATTCTAAACTTTGCTGAACGCTTTTGGATTAAGGTAATGGATTCACGCACTCCAAACGGCTACAATATTGAACATGGCGGTTCTAGCAAAGATAAGGTTTCAGATGAAACTCGCAAAAAGCTAAGTATTGCTAATACTGGTAAAAAGCAGTCACCTGAACAAATTGCCAAAGTAGTTAAAGCCTTAAAAAGCAGACCAAAAGAATTGTATGAAAAGATTTCTAAAAAAACTAGAGGTCAAAAACGCAGTCCTGAGTTTTGTAAGAAATTAGGTGAAAGAAGTAAGGGCAAAGTATTATCTGAGGAAACTAAAGCCAAGATTCGTGAGGCTAGGAGTAAGCAGGTAATTACTGAGGAACATAAACGCAAATTGTCCGAAGCTGCCAAAAAGCAGTGGGCTAGGCAAAAAGGAGAACTATCATCGCTGGAACAATAGTCGCAGACCAACTGCAAGACGGTGCTGGTAATAGCACAGCAATGGATAATGCCATTTATGGTAGTGCAAAGGCTTGGGTAAATTTTAATGGTGTAACAACTGTAACCATTCATGCTTCATATAATGTAAGTTCTGTTACAAGAAATAATACTGGCGATTACACAATCAATTTTACTAATGCTTTTTCTGATGTAAATTATGCAGTATCAAGCATTGGTTCAAATACAACTGGTAGCTACAATGGAACAACATCGTTGTATCAAACCACTATTGGTGCAAATCCAATGACAACAACTTCTGTAAGAATTAGAACCACAGGAAATGGTAATGTAAGCTCATCTGAAGATGCTTATTTTGCTTGCATCGCTTGTTTTAGATAATTTAAAGGAATAATAATGTCACAAGTAATGCCTCCTTATGAAAAACTACATAGCCTGTTTGAATACAGGGATGGTATGCTTTTTCATAAAGCTGGCAAAACTGACTCTATGGGGCGTTCAATGAGTCATTTGGCTGGTCAAAGGGCTGGCACATTGCACCCATTGGGATACCGCAAGGTGTCTGTAGACCAACAGCCATACATGGAACATCGTGTAATTTGGAAAATGTTTAACAAAGATTTTGAAGATGGTACTTTAGACCATATTAATAACAATCGTACAGATAACCGCATTGAAAACTTGCGTCTTGCTAGTCGTGCAGAAAACAATCAAAATGCTATATTACGCAAAGATAATAAAAGCGGTGCGAAAGGTGTTTATTGGAACGCTAGGGACAAACGCTGGACAGCATCCATTTCAATAAATGGTAAGCGTAAGTCGTTAGGTAATTTTGAAGATTTGGCTTTAGCTACGGAATTTATCCAGTTGGCTAGGGATATGGTTCATGGCGATTTTGCCAATCATGGAATTTAAGGAGATATTATGAGTCAAGTGATTATTTACGCTAATAGCAATGGGGGCGTTTCGGTATGCGTGCCTACTGGTGAGTTACCTATCAATGAGGTGTTAGCGAAGGATGCTCCAGCAGGGGCGATTATTGTGGATGATTCCACACTACCTCAGGGTGCTGATTCCGTTTTTTTTGACGCATGGAAGCTAAATGGCTCTACTGTTACTGTAGATTTCCCAACAGCACAAGCTCACAAACTGCGTGATTTTAATGCTGCTGCGGTTCAAGTAGCCCAAAAACGTCAATTAAACACATTAGCTGGTATTGCTAACGCTGTATCTGATGCAGACTTTACTTCTGAACTGACTGCTGGTCGTGCTGCTATTGCTGCTGCTACCACTACTGCACAACTTGTTGCAATCGCTAATCCTGCTTAAGGAATAATTATGTCAGTATCTATCAATGGTTCAGGTCAAGTACCAGTTCAAATTCTAAGCGTAACAAGTGCTGTACCTTTTACTGCTACTGGAACTGCAAACACTTATTATCCTTTTACTGGATTAAGCATTACCATTACTCCATCATCAGCAAGCAATAAATTACTTTTAATTGCAAATTTGTCATCAGGAACAAATGCTAATGGAACACAGTATTTTTCTTTTGTTAGAGGTAGTACGGCTGTTGGTGTTGGTAGTGGTGGTACTTATAATATGACACAAGGAAGTTATGCTGGTTCAACAAATAGTTATATCCAAGTTGGACAAGGTATGACTTATTTAGATTCTCCAGCAACAACTTCTCCAGTTACTTATTACATACAAGTAGGTTGTGATAGTGGTGGAACTATTTACTACAATAGACGAGGTGCTGATACTTCTTTTGGCATGATTTCCACATTTACTATTATGGAGATTTCAGGAACATGATTGATTACGCTCTTATACTAACCACCAATTATGCTAATACATCATGGACATTGGATGGATATGATTATTCAGGTCTTACTTGGCTATCAGATACCCCAAAACCTACACAAGCCGAACTTGATGCTTTATGGGAATCTACCCAAGCTACAGTAGCCGCAAAAGAGCAAGTTGCCAAAGATGCAAAGGCTTCTGCACTAGCTAAACTAACAGCATTAGGACTAACACAAGCTGAAGTAACTGCCCTTATTGGATAATTATGGAACTGCAAGCATTTTTTAACATGGTTTTGCCATTGATTTTTGTGGCAATCGGCTGGTTTATGAAAGAACTCTGGACTGCCGTTCAAGCGTTAAAAATTGACTTGCGTGACCTCAGAACTCACCTTGCTGAAAATTATATGCACAAGGATGATTTCTCTGACCGTTGGGATGAAGTTTTAACCGCCCTTCACCGCCTAGAAGATAAGCTAGACAGCCTTAAAAAATGATTTCCAAGGTTTTAAATGACCTCTTAACTGGAGAGGACAATAAAACCCATGACATTGGCCGTTGGTCTTGGATGATTTCCCTATTTGCCGTTATCATAGGGGCTGGTTATGAAATTGTGCGTGGCGATATGCCAAACCTTAAAGACTTTGCAGAAGCCGTAGGAATTATTGCTGGCGCTCATGGCGCTGCGGTGATGCTTAAAAAGGATGCAGAACCAAAATGAACTTTTTAATGAACCTATTTGGTGGCACAAGTGGACAAATCTACATATATTTGGCTTTGGTTTTGGGTAGCTTTGGCGGTGGCTTTTATATTGAGCATCTGCGCTTCTCTGAATATCGAGCAGAAGTCGCTATTGCAGGTCAAAAACAAGCGCAAGAATCTACTGCCAAAGAACAAGAACAACAAATCGCAATAAAGGAGCTACAGAATGAATATGAAGCTAAGTTGTCTGCTAACCATAATTACCTTAGCAGGATGCTCAACACCAGTCCCAAGCAACTGTCCAGTCTTGATTCCACCACCATCAGCATTAATGGCACAACCAAAAGCTGCATGGCTATTGCCACCGATTCAGCCGATGATGCCCAGCAAATAATTGCTTTACAAGATTACATTAACAATCAACTACAAATAGTCAATGCCAAGTAATTTTGATGAAGCCTTGCGCCTGTTAATTAAAAGCGAAGGAGGATTTTCGGATTCAATAGGCGACCCAGGCGGTGCTACAAAGTACGGAGTTACCAGAGAAACATGGGAAGAATGGGTAGGCCATTCTGTATCTGTGGAAACCATGAAAAATGTCACAATAGAACAGGTAGCGCCACTATATGAGCAACGATACTGGAAACCCTGTGAACTTTTACCTAGAGGACTTAGCTTCCTTGTTTTCTCAATGGGGGTCAATGCAGGAATTGGTCGGTCTATTAAACTTCTGGAGTCCTGTCTTGGACTCGTACCTACTGGAAGCATCGGAGAGCGAGTTGCCGACAAGATTAAAGAACTTAATATTGCAGATGTTATCGGCAAATTCTCACAATCCAGAAGGGACTATTACCATTCATTAAAGACTTTTCCACTATTTGGGCATGGATGGCTCAAGCGAGTAAATATTGAGGAAAAAGAAGCTCTTGATATGGTCAAAAACGGTTAATAGTCAGCCAGAAACAATATCCAAACACCGCTACTGCTACCAAAGCCCCTAAAAGCCCCCAAAACACACTGTATTCGCCTTCTGCTGGTCTAGTAATAGCGGTGGCATACTCAGCATCTTTAAACGCCTCTGAGAGCGTTCTAGGGCTTTTTAACCATCTTTGGTAATTATTTACAAAATGTTCGTAACTCATCCCTCTTGTGCCTTTCTTAGTATTGCTCTAGCAAAATTAATAGGGTCTAAATCAGGGTTATGCCAAGCAGTAGCGCCAACTAAAGATTGATTTGCAATTTCTAATATTTCCTCATCTGTTAGTGTCTTTGCTGGATGGGTGTAGAGTGGTTTCCAAAACATATAGCCATCGTCCTCCCCTTTAACTAAAGAAAGTTGGTCATCACCACTTCTAATCCACGCTACTGGTTTATTATTCATTTCTCTTGTGCCTTTCTTAGTATTGCTCTAGCAAACTTAATAAACGAATCTTGATAATCATGCACTTCAAAAGTTGTATCAAAGACTTCTGTTATTTCCTCATCTGTTAGGGT